CTGATTGTGGTACTTTAAGTCAATGTCGTTGTGATGGATGTTGTAGTCCCAGAGGTGCATGTTGTTATGAAGGGGGAACGCAACCGCAATGGGGATGCGAAGATGATGTTCTTCGTACTGATTGTAGGGAAGACCTTGGAGCAATTTTTTATGAAGGTCTTTGGTGCAGTGAACTTCCAGAAGATTCTCCTTGTTGGGAAGAAGAAGAAGATTGTGGTGGTGATTGGGGTGCAGTGTGCCAAGAAGATATTCAGTGTGCTGACCATTTATGTTGTAGAGATATTGGTGCAAATAGTTCCATGGCAGTTCCGGGCCGTGATGGTTATTGGGGTAGTGTACCACCACAAGATGCTTTCCGATGTTGGGATTGTGATGGCATAGACATGCGTGACAGTGAGGGCAATTATAATAATTGTGACGGATGTGAACCTGGAATTACCTGTCAAGGCAATTGTCCTCACGGATATGCTTGCTACTGGGATGGTATAACAAACCAGCACTCGTGCATTCCGTGGGCTATGTTTTGCATTCTTTGTGACCACAATGACCCCATTGGGACTTGCTCAGGGTGTAGTTCACCGAGTTGGCCTGATTATTATGACTGTGGACCTTCAACGAATCTTCCCTGTTCATATCAGACCTGGCCTGGTTTTCACCTTGAAGACACAACGCCTGGTGCTTGCTGTCAGCACGAATATGCAGGGGAGGGAGAATTTATATACATTGGTTGTGAGATAACTAGTTGGAGGAATTGTCTTCTGGCCGAAGGCCGGGGAAAATGGTGGGGACCGAACACCACTTGTGGGGAATTTGAAGACTGTTGTGATGGTGAACCAGAACCAGAACCAGATGAATGTGTAGTAAATGCCGATTGTGGTGAAGGATTATGTTGCTCTGACAGTGGAGAGTGTGTAACTTGTGATGAATGTGATTGTGAGTGTTTCGATTCAATTTCCGAATGGGAATGTTGTGAACAAACAGAAGGCAATGGAATATGGAATGCCGGGCAAACTTGCGAGGATATCGAGTGTGAGTGTCCAGAAGAACCTGAATGTGGTCCAGATTCTCCTTGTCCATTGCCTTGCTATAACTGTGAGGATGGTATTTGTGTTCCAGAATGTGATGAAAATTCTGATTGTTCACCAAACAGTTGTTGTGTTTTTAATTGCTGTACAGAGTGTGAACCAGAATGTACTGACGACTTACAGTGTTCTGGAGAACAATGTTGCGTGAACAACTCTTGCACATATAACTGCTCACAAACACCTTGCGTTTTTGATTCCGAATGTCCTGGAGAACAAGAATGTGAAGATGGTGTATGTATCGACCCTGAGCCAGATGAAGAGTGCGAAGAAAATGATGACTGTCCATATGCAAAGTGCTGTGAGGAAGGTGAATGTATTTTTTGTGACCCAGAACCACCAGATGAAGGAGATTGTGAAGTAAATGCCGATTGTGGTGAAGGGTTATGTTGCTGGGATTTTGAAGGGTTTAAGACATGTTTTGCGTGTGAAGAAGAAGAAGAATGTGAATGTTTAGGAGGCGGTGCAGGAGATTGTCAGTGGCAATTAGGAGGTTCGATTCCATGCGGACCAGATGATATACCTGATGAAGATGGTTTGTGTTATGGTGTGTATTGTTGTTGTGATGACCCAGCCTGCCAGCAAATGGCATGTTATTAATTAATATAAATAATATAAAGAGGTATATATGAAGAAAGTACAATTAATATCAAAATTAACTGAGTTTGCAAACACTGCATATGTTCATAGTAGAAAAATAACTCACGCACATGGTGGTGTGTGGGATGAGTATCCGTGTGCAAACCCAGATGGTCCAGTAGACAATTGTGATTGTCCAGAGGATGATGATTTGTGTAATTGTCCTTGTCAAGAATTAAAACCAAATTCAGAGGAACAATTAGAAATAATAAACAAAGAACTTCATGGTGAAGATGAAGAAGGAAATGCAATTATGCGGTCTGTTTCTCCAGACGACATGAAAGAACCCACTCAAAAAGAAGTCATAGAAGCAGAAGAATCAATTAAAGAGTGTGAGTTAATTAAAAGTGTTCTTGGAGAAGAATATTTGGGGTGTTTATGGAAGGACATAAAACATCCAAGTAGTTGCAACTGTCCCTGTGTTGGTGAGAAGTTTGGCGAATATCTAGGACTGACAAGAACCTATGCAACATATTGGGATACAGAACCCAACCAACCATTAATAAGAAATGCACAGATGACCCTTCTTACTTCACAGAGAATAATCTTACAAATAATGCCGGATTATACTTTGAGGCCGGGTATGTGTATTTACATAAAAGACCCAGAAGCAGTATCTAGAAAAGAAAAAAAGTTTGGTGGGAGATGGTTAGTCCAATCAATATTGCATCAAATTGGAGGGTGGCCAGTGGCAGCGGCAATGATTGTTACTGCTGTAAGGGATACTCAAGTACAAGACCCGAACAAACAAGGTGAATCTCCTATAGATTAACTTTATAATAATATCACAATAAATGCATCACTAGTATACATACAATATCAGAATAGCATAAACTCATACGGAGAACAATAAATGGCCATTGTAAGTGCAAACACAGACATTGACATAGATTTAAAGAAAAATAAATTCACTAATGATGTAGCAATCATGAGGGATGTTAATTCTATACGACAATCGATAATGAATATAATACTTACAATTCCTGGAGAAAAACCGTTCAATAGAGGTTTTGGAACAAGAATTGAAGATTCTTTGTTTGATAATTTTGACTATGCAGACAGCATAAACACTCAAATGGAAATAAGAAAAACTATAGAAAGATTTGAACCGAGAGTTCAAATTGATGAAGTATATATCTCTGATGTTCCTTTTTATGAAGGCCCTGACAGTTTGGCCAAACGAGAATCTAATGCAAGGGCAATAGTATCGGATAATAATCAATTGTTTATTATGATTTCATATTTTTTGATAAAGGGAGCATCTAATGGCAGGACAGTTCAAGACGCAATCGCAATCGGTGTAAAAAAGGTAAGATAATATGGCACAACCAAATGTAAATCTAGGAAGTTTAGAATTTTACTCCGTTAAACAGAGTATTATAGATTTCCTCAAAACTCAAGACACTTTAAAGGATTTTGATTATTCTGGTTCAGCAGTTAATGTACTTCTTGATGTTCTAGCATATAACACAATGTATTATGGCCACTATTCAAACATGGTGGCAAGTGAGATGTTCCTTGATTCGGCACAAAGACTATCATCGTTAATATCTCTCGTTAAACCACTGGGATATGTAATACCCGGCAAGATATCTGCTAAAGCAAAAGTAAAGGTTCGTCACGGCGGTCGAGTAGGAACAGCACTCAATAGATACACTAGATTCTCTGGAAGAAACGAATCAGGAACTGCATACTCCTTTTATACAATTAATGACTATGCATTGAATCTTGACGGAGAGGCAATCGTAGAAATTTATCAGGGTAAAAGTTTAGCCCAAGAAATTCCACTATTAGTTGATAGAAGCACACAGAAAGGATTTTTGCACGGATTAGACATTGATATCTCTACCATTACAATAGAAGTAAAACAATTCGGACAAGATACATGGGATGTATGGAGTAGAGCAGATAATATACAATCTGGATTAGATGCTTCAAGTAATGTATATTGGTTGGAAAGAAGTGAATTAGGATTCTTTGTTGTGTTTGGTGGAAATGTTGGAATTAATACTACTGTGCAAGTAGGAAAGCAAATAGGGCCAAATGATTTAGTACGAGTATCATATTTAAAAACCAATGGTAATGCAGGAAATGGAGTCGGAAGTTTTACAATTCAAGGAGTTACAGTTCAAGGAGAAACTGATACTCTTAGTATGTCCTCTGGTGGTGCAGATGAACCAAATCTAGAATCTATTAGATTCTTTGCACCAAAGTGGTTTGCCGCACAGGATAGAGCAGTAACGGTAGAGGATTGTAGAGCGTTGTTGGCAAGGCATGGATATGGAGATAATGCCGATGACCCATTATCCGTATTTAATGTATGGGGTGGTGAAGAAATGGACCCTCCGATGTATGGCAGAGTTTTTGTTTCTGTTAATGAAGATAATGCAGTAGATTTGGCAGTTCTAGCAGAAACTACAGTCACACTATTAAAAGAAAAAACCTGTGTTACTATTTTACCAGAATTTGTAAATCCTCAACAAATTGAAGTTGTTATTGCGGGTTCACTTGCTTGGGACCCTATGCAAACTACTCAATCAAGAGAAACAATAATGAATGGGATATTACAAAAGATGGATGAAAAATATCCTCTAAAATTTAACAACAAATTTTCTGCATCTGAAATTTCGGGTGTTATTAATTCTGTTGGCGATTCTGCTGTTTATACAGACCAAAGTGATTTTTCGTTTACTATAGTAGGACGAATATTAGGACCACAATTTGGTGCAGTAAAAATTAATCTTGGAAACGAATTACAACAAAGCAGTCTTAATTCTTCCGAGTTTGTTGCAGGAACAAAAATTACTTCTGATTATGATATTCCTTCTGGCCAAAAAGTTAGAATTAGAACTTATGGTGGTGCGGATAGACAAGGAAAACAAAAAATAGAAGCATATTATCAAAACGAAAGTAATACAATAAGTCGTGTTCCAAATGTCGGTGTGTTTATTCCGAGCAAGGGGACTGTAGAAATCTTTGATGGTGTCGCTTCTGAGCCTTTTGATGTTATGGTAGTTCCATCAAATAATATAGTTGTAGCAGATAAACATATCATCTCAAAACCAACTTTAGATTTTGAATTTGTAAGAGTATAATTTCTTAGGAACTTAATATAGATGTTTATTAACAGTATTCCATTCAATCAGCCAGACCATAATGAATTTTATAGAATGATTCTGATTGGTCAAAAAATTGACACATTGGAAGACCAGGCATCAAACCAGTATATTGATATTCGTCATCTATTCCCAAGATATATCTTAAAGAGAAGTGAATCGTCTAGTCCAACAAATTACTTGGTAAAATTTACTCAAGCATATTATGATTGGTTGTATAACTTTGGTGGTTATAGATTATTTTCTTTACCTCTGCATTCTATAGCAATAAGTGAACTATTAGATATCGACCATACACCCGATGACTTTTTAAAGCATTTTATATACACATATGCTTCAGGATTTCCGGCTTGGTATATGGATGAAGGTACTACTGCTGGCGCTCCTCCTCCTTTACCACCAGATATTACACAATACCCACCAGAAGAACCAAGAGTTCCAGGAGTAGATACGGCAGGTGGAATTAGGACATTTATAAAAAACATTCGTCAAGCATTCTATCAAAGAAAAAGTACAGAAGATGCTTATCGATATTTCTTTCAATCTTTATATGGTGCGGAACAAGATACCGATTTCTATTATCCAAAGACAGATATCTTTCGTCTAAATGGTGGTAGATTTGAAGGTAAGCATGTTTACGGTTATATTACAGGATTTCCAGGAACTGAAGATGAAGATACGGGTGCATTACCAAGTAGTACTCTAAACGGAAGATGGAAATTCCAAGATAGTTATTGGTTTCAGGAATATTCATATGTTATTAAAGGTCATATACCACATATTGACCCAGAAACAGGATTGCCAATATACTTTGATGCTTTGTATGAGATGCTACATCCCGCAGGGATGAAGGGCTTCTGGGAAAAAACTGAAGAGGACTATGTTCCACCTGATGATTTTGACGGTGGTTTTAATTTCTGTGAATCACCAAAATTAGAAAACTATTTTTCATATAGGATGGATGATACAGCAAGTCCAGGAAAATGTATGGGTTGTTCTGGAAGTGGATTCACATATGATGGACCTACTGCAATGTTTAAAGGGTGGGAAGGTGCAAGTCTTGAGGGATTGACTGGATGGACATCTGGCAGTGCATGGAATACCATCGGTGCAGGTGGCATTTGCATAGAAGGTACGAAGGGTTCTACTTTTGATGCTTGGGGCGGAATTACATTGTCGGCAGAAGGAAAAGGAAACACTTATGGCGCACCCACTCACTATTATCCTGATTGGGCATTAGGAATATCTGGTGATGAAAATAATAGAAGCCCCTTTAAGAAGATATATATAGGAGAGTTCATTGAGTTATGTCCATTAGAATATAGTCCAAATCTAGGTTTGACTGGATGTACTGCGAACTCATGTTAAGGAATTTTTATGGCTAATACATTAGAAAATAAACCACCGATATTATCGCAAACTGAGCCTCTTAATAAATTACGAGAGATGCAGGGTCTATCTTTAATATTGGGAAGAGTTGAAGATTCAAGCACAGTGCAGAATACTTCTGAGTCTATTAATAACTTTAAGAACTCTATGGCATATGCTAAAACTTTGATATGGAATGATTTTAGTAGGGTTGCAACGGTACAGCCTGGCCAGAGAAAATATGTTTCATCGGATGACCGACCCACTGCATATAGACCAGATGGGACATCAGTAGTATCTCAGCAAAGTGGTAAATCATATGCCCTTGGCGGTGATGGTTATTTGCATCTAATATTAGGAAATAGTAATTTAAATTGGCGTGAAGATTTATATGATTCAGAAAATTTTGCAAAAGGTATTCCATCATATAGAGGAGATGGAATACACACAACATCTTCAGGGTGGACTTATGTAACTGTTGGTAAAATGTTTGATGGTGTTGATGAACATGGTGGTAGTTGGTTTCCTATTACGAACTATATTGACGCCTGGAACGACCTAAAGGGACTAAACCTTAAAGACGAAAAAGCACAAGCGACAAGAATATGTGGTTCTACTAACGAACAAACCACAGGAACTTGTTGCTTATATTACAAAGAAAATCATTATGATGCTGTTGCGGGTACAACACAGGCCGCAGGTGATTTTTTTAAATGTATAGATTCAAAATGCTATGAATGTTTAAAGATTGCAAGAAATTCAGATATGGATTATCTGTTTACTAGATTCACTGGAACTGGTCCTACTGGTGGAACTGGTGAAAGATGCCAAGACTGCGATTTAGACAATTATCCAAGTAATTGCGGACCATGTCCATGTACTTTAGGAACTTATAATAAATTTGATGTATTATTGACTGACCAATCTTTACCAGAAAAAGGTATAGCAAAAACAAATGCAAGAATTGGAAAAGACTGGAACGATAATTTAAATGGAACTGTTATAGTTCATTGCAATCTTGATATGGTGGACTATAGCAAAAGAGAAATTAATACTTCATATTGGGGCAAAGATAAAACATTAGAGTTTGAAGGACCTCAAATCGATACTTCTACTAAAACAATTTATAGATTAGCAACAGAAGTAATAGACAATAAAGAGTATGTTATAGGCATAACTCTTGTAAGTACTGGTTCTTATACATCTTTACCTGAATTCCCAGAAAATAAACTAATTGAAATGGTGCCTAATTTAGATAAATCATATTTCCGTATGGTTATGCTTCCAGATTTCTCTAAATTGTCAGAAGTTAGTGAGTTGGTGGGCGGAACTAATGTTCAAATCAATACAACCATAAATGTTAAAGATATTGGGGATAAAACAAGTATCTCTAATTTTAATGTTTATGGCTTAGCAGTTCCAAAAACAACAAAAGATGAACCATATTTTACAAAAAATAATAATCTTGAAACTACATCCAGATTAACATATAGAAATAAAGAAGTTAATAAAACTATTGGAGATACGATATCTCAAAGTCTACAAAACGAGAAAGAAAGTAATAAAAAGAATACCCAAATTAATGTAAAAAATAATAAAGTATTAATAGCAAATTCTAAATCAAATACTGCTACTCAGGTAGATTTGGAAGTATATGCCGGAAACGAAGTAGATTTTACAAATGATTTTGAATATACTGATGGTGATGGTAAGACATGGCAGGCGCCTGATGATAAATGGTCAAAACCGACTTCCGATGCTACAGGAGAAGAAATTGATGCACAAAAGACGGATGTACTTCATGTGAATGGATTCTCTTTGAATATTCCTAAATCAGAAGAAGGAATACATTCAATACCAGGACTAATAAACCATACAGTAAAAATAACTTTAACATTACCGCAATGACGATAGGAGTTTATAACAATGCCAAATAGTACATTACCAATTAGAACAGGAGGAAATCCATCCTTTCCCCTATCACCCAATCCATATTTAAGTAGATTGGAAAACAACATTGCAACTAATGATGATGTTTCTTCTAAACCAAAAAACTATCAATCTGTTGCATTTACACCAGGATTTCCATTACAAGCATCTGAGTTAAACGAAATACAAGAAAATTTCCAATTACAAATGACTCTCACTATTGCTATGATGAACAATTGGATTACATCTGGCGCAGGACCAATGTGGAGAATTCCAAATGATAATAAACCGGGTGATGGTTCTATGTTGGGCGATGCTCCTTCTACAAATACAGGAATAGGTGTGGGTGGATTAAATGACCCAAATGGTGGTCATGTTGAAGAATATGCAATTTCTGGGCCGGGATGGAGAGGTGCTACACCACTTCATCCATTTATGAACCCTTATGCTGGAAATGGAAATGTTCACGATAAACAAGTAGAAGTTAGACATATAGATAATGATTTGGAAATAACATTCAATCCTGGATGGTGGTGTGTGGAACTTCCCAATAAAAATCCAGTTGCAGAAGACGAAAATCAATACATCAGTGGGTTAAAGCATTGGATTTATATAGATGAACCTTTAGATGTTCCATCCATTCCTTTACCTTCAGGTGAGAACTTGAAAGATGTAGAAATTCCTGTTGGTCTTTCAATGCAAACAGAATATCATCATTGCTGTGATAATGACGATGACCCATCATACCCATGTGACCCAGAGTTAGCAGACAATTCAGCAGGATTCTTTAATTCTGTAGGGTGCGGTGCTTCTAGGTATAAAATAAATGCTATCGGTGCGGCCACCGTTAGCAATGCTAATTGGCCAACAGAAGATGGCGGTTCTTTTGGCTCTAGTGGAAAAGACGAATATGACAAACTATCGTTAGTGTGTACATTTAACCCTTTCCGTAAAACTGTAAGATATATGAATAATATTATCCTATTCACCTGGTAGTTGAGATAAATATATAAAAGAGAAACTAAAATGGCAGACAATGTATCAGACAATAATTATATCATCCCTTACCTTACGGGAAATCACACATTTGCAGATTGGGCAAGTCACTACAACACTACAGTTGTAAACAAACTTAATCTGGGTAAAATATACAATGGTATTTCTGGTGAAGGTATTGTCTTTACTCTTGGTACGACTGCTTCCAATGACCCAGTTGGCGGAGATTTAACTTCTATAAACGAGGGTGACCTTGAAGCAGGTACATTTAGATGTAGCATTGCAGATAGAATTCCAAAAGGAATCACCTTTAATCAAGATGTTTCCATTCTTGGTGAATTAAAATATGACTTAACCAAGTTAGAAAATCCAACAATCAATGTGAGAGTAAATTCATCTCAAGGTTACACTGGAACAAAAGGATTTACTTTTGGTAATCCTATTCGTGTAAAACCATCAAACTCTGCCGGAGAAGAAGGAATAACTGGTCCTCCAAACTATTATTTGGGAAGAGGAAATAATTTAGATTATGCAGAAGTAATGGGTGTGGTTAAGGGTGTTACTTGGCCTGTAGATGGTTCTGGTAATCCTGAAGGACCATATACAACCAATAACACATATATTGATGTCTGTCTTTCTGGTAGAATTAAAGGAAACTTTGGTGATGTTTGGGGCTATAATAACGGAGTTGGTTTAACTGCCGGTGAAATTTACTTCCTAAGTCCTGGAACTAGTGGTGGCATAACTCCAGTAGAACCTACAGTTGCAGGTCAAATATCAAAACCTATACTCATGGGACTTACTGGTGATGAAGCAATTGTTCTAAACTATAGGGGACAATTCTTGCAAGGTAGTGGTACAGGTGGAACAGGCGGTATTAATGACAATAGATTCTGGATTGCACCAGACAATGCTAGTTTAGTTCGTGGTGTTGTTGCAGGATATGATGGTACTGATTGGAAAGTTCAAAAAGCACCAAATGAATTAAATGCGGCAATTGGATTAGTTCTTGATAGGGTTACTTTGGACGGAACAGATTATGTTGAAATTGTTACTTGTGGCCATGTAAGCAATATTCCTGTTCTCGGTGATGGTGGAGGTTCAACACCAACAGGATTAGTATATGTTGATGCTGACGGACAATTAACTTCTACTGCACCAGCGGGTTCTGCAAAACCATTTGCGGTTGTATGGCCGGATGGTGACCAAGGGCAACGAAGAGGTGTAATTATAAATCAATCAAGTGGAGGGGGAGGTGCGGGTTCTAGTACTGCAACTTCTACTTGGGACCCTGGCGCTGGAAATGTACAAAACCATTCCTATGCCTGGGCATATCGTTCTGATACATCTACTTCTGGTGGTGCAACATACGGCTCCGCTGTCAACGAAAACCTCTTGGTTAATGGTGCGTTTGATATCTGGCAAAGAAATATAGGCAAAGATGCTTCTTATGGTGCAACAGGAACAACATACTTCGCAGACCGTTGGGTAAGAATTGATGGTGTTTCTGGTGCAGGTAATGTTACAGGAACATATAGTTTAGAGAGGAAGGAATTTGCCAAAAACCAAATAGAAGTATTCGGAAATCCAAAATATTATCTTTCATCAAAACATAGAATAGCAGGTACTGGTGGCCATAAGGGTGATAGAATTGTTATCCAGAATAGAATAAACGATGCAAGGACTGCTAAAGGGCAGGATGTAACTCTATCCTTCAGTGCGAAGTGTGGTATCACTGGTGCTACAATGGGAATTGTTGTAAATCAATATGATGGAACAAATTCACACACAAGAGATGTTGCAACTGCGAGTTTAGGCACTCGATGGGGCAAGCATGAAATTTCATTCACTATGCCAAACTTGCTTGTAACACCAACAGGTAAACACTATGTTGGTGTCGGATTTGATGTTACAAAATTGGGACCGCAAAACACTACATTTGACCTTGCTAAAGTTAAACTTGAAAGAGGTTTAGTTGCAACAGTTAATGTTCCAACGGACGAATCAAAAGAATTAGAAAAGTGTAGTGAGTTTTATCAACGAACCTACAATATAGATGAAAATAATTCTAGTGTAACTATGTTAGACGATAATAATCCTTCATTAACTGTTCTAGACATTACTACTACACCAATGAAAGATTACTATCATAGATTCCCAGTACGAATGAACTCAGTTCCTGATAGTGTTACATTCTTCTCACCAAAATCTGGCACAACAGGGGATGCATATAATAGAACATCAGAAACAGATTTGAGAAGGGCCAGTGGAACTAACTCTCCGTATGGAACTAGAAGTTCTTCAACAGGAGCGCAAACTATTATTGCAGAACACAAAACAAGAGATGGGTTATATATCGTTATCCCAGAAGGTACAGTTCTATGGGACCAAGTATCTACACACTATGTGGCAGATGCAGATTTAAATGAGGATATGCCAAACGCATAATGGAGATGACGAATAATGCCATTAAACAACAATAGTTCAAACCTTTCAGGAAACATGAATATTCAAAGTATCACAAGCAGTGGTGCAAGACTTCTAATGACAGTTCCTCTAAGTGGATTTTCTGGTGGAGTTATTGGTACTTGTCCAGACAAGTGTCATGGAATAACTGCGGGTAATGCTATTCGATATGATAATACTGTTGGAAGTGTAAGTTATGGAAAATACATAAAAGCACAAGCAGATGCCCCTGCAAATTCTGAAGTGGTCGGCATCATTGAAAGTGTAAATGTGGCAGGTGACCCTCTTGTCGGTGATGACGGATATGCGACTATAGTCTTGGCCGGACAAATTAATTTAGCAGATGGGGCATTATATGACTCATATGAACATCCTGGCTCTACTGGTTCTGCTGGCGGAAATGATGTATATTTCTTGAGTGCGGCTACTGGTGGTATTATGCAAAATCTTGCACCGACAGAACCTACTAATGTTATTAAACCGATATATCAAGTTGCTCCAGACTCTCCATGGACCGGTCAAGTTGTAAACTATATTGGATATCAAGCAGGTGGACAACTAGTTGCAGAAGACACTCAAGATGTACCAGTTGGTTCAGTTAGAGAAATGATTGATGGTCTTGGTGGAAGTGAGTCTAGAGAAGGCTGGCGTTCAATGGGAAGTGAATTTAATCTGGATGCAGACCTTGGAGATACTCATGGATATGCATATCAAACTGGTGGATTGGGAAAAATAAGTGAAACAGTTATACGATGTTATTTTAAAACTGCTCCAACTGCATCTATGGTAAATCAAATATTTAAAATGCGTGTAGATGGAAAACTAAAATTAACAGGCAAAGCACTTAATATAAATGTTGCTAACAAATATGTTGATATTCAATTCCAAGCAAGTGAATATACTAATCTAGAAACATATATTATAGATGGTAATTATTTTACAACAGCAAGTGGTGAATTATTACAACTAACCACCAATTCAAAATATATCAGTTTCACTCTACCAAAAGTTTCTAGCAATACTTCCAAAAAGGACATTACACTGGTAATGAACGGCAAAGATATTGTAAAACAACTTTCATATATGTGCTATTGTCCAAGAGATTTAAATCCGGGCGATTGGACTTCCTCAAGAAAAGTAGCATTGTCTGTTCCTGAAGACTTGACTATTAAAAAGGTAACAGTAAACGATACACTTAAAATAGAAAATACCATCTATCAGGTTACTGATTTAGTAAGAAATATAAAGGAACTAAACGACCACATGGACACACTAACTAAACGGACTGGTGGGTCCTCTGACACATTCACTTCTGCCTATGGTTCAGACAAATAACAAAGTAAAATATAATGGTAACAATAATTCATGGTAGCAGTCACTTCAAACCAATCGGACAAACGGGAATTTCTGGTCCGACTGGAAATACTGGTCCTACAGGGCCTACAGGACCTACCGGCGAGGGGATAAGAGGAAGTACAGGATGGAGTGGTGGTAACATCACCAACATGTACCTAATCGGTGATAAACTTCATACAATATTTTCAAATGTAAATGATGGTTCGGGTTACACTAGCGGTTACACTACAACAACAAGAATAAAAGGGCAAACAGGAGATACCTACAATCTTATTGATGGTGGTAATACTTCTGGTGGAGTAGGCACAGGCGGTGCGACATTTGCAAAAGGCAGAAATCGAGCGTTTGATTTAAATACTATTGTAATAAAATCGATTGAAGTTACTGGCGATAACGATGGCTCTGCCATCTCGTTGGAACAAAGAGAAGATTTAGATACGGTTAATATTCATTTTGACAGGGGTAACTTTGGTTATCTTGATGTTGGTCCAGGAAGTTTTGAAGGTCAATTAGTAGGAACTGATAGCAACGCATTAAATAATCTTTGGTTTGTTGGTGTTACTGGGGCGACATACGACACTGGAACTAGTCGTGGATTAGAAAATGGTGCATATGCAATCGATGTTCAAGTTCAAGACTATAAAGAAAAGATAAAATATTTAACAGTCGGAGCGGCAGGTTCTGGTAAAGATTTAGAAAACTTAAATGAAAATCCTGCCGGTCAAAACCCAATATATGCACCACCTACAAATACACCAATCGACCCAAACGAAGCAAAAGTTCTTGTTCTAGATATGAGGCAATTTGAAGGTGTTGGTGCAACAGAATCCACAGGTGGTGTTCAACTTCGTTTTCGTGATGCACACTTTGGATATACTGGAAATAAATCTTATTCAAACAAAGATTTAGGAAAAGCATTTACACTTATCGCTCATGGTGTGACTAACGGATACGAACTGTCTAGATTCGATGGAAGAAATGTAATTTGGCCATTAGATTTAGAACCTTGTTGGAGTGGAGAAACTGATATTATTAATTTCTTCTGGTTGCCTTGTGATGATAGAGATTTAGGACATCCAGATGGAAATCACTGTGAAGGTGGTGCGGCATGGCATGGAAATATTGTTCAGTGGAAATCTCAAGGAACTGATATAGTTGCAGGGAGTGAATATGACCCATTTGTCTGTCATTCAGAAACTACAAATTATACTAATGGATTTAAGGGTTATAATTCTGGAATGACTGGTGCAACCGGCGCGTGTTGTGTTGGTGACGGAATTTGTGTTCATACGATGTCGAATTTCTGTCATGGTTATTACTTTGGAGCGGGTACAACATGCGGTGCGGGTGGAACAGGAAGTGTATGCTATGAACTAGGTGCATGTTGTACAACAAATACACAAACAAATAAAAATAAATGTTACGAGGACATTTCTTCCAATGATTGTATGGAATTGGGCAATATACTAAATTATGATTCCTTCTTCGGTGGAACAGGAAGTGAATGTGAAGATATGAGTTGTCTAGCAGGACAAGAAAAGAGAGGTGCTTGCTGTGACGGTTTAGGAAACTGTTTAGAATTAACAGAAGAAGAGTGTCGTAAAAGGAGAAATTATTTTGTTGGAGTTGGCGTTTCTTGTGAACTGGGTAGCAAAGGAATTTCTAATGTTTGTGGTGGTGGAACAGGTGCATGTATTCAAGAGGAATCTTCTTGCTTTGACGGCCGGTCTGGTGGTTCTTGTATAGATGATGGTTATCTGTATGCAGGACATAATACTAGATGTGGTGATGTTAAAGGTATAAGAAAATCTTCAAGTACTTCTGGATGCGTTCCAGAAATTGCTGGGTTAGATTTAAATCCTGGTGACCTTTATGCAGGTGGAATGGTAGTAGGACTTTATAGGCCTCATGGTTCACCAATAAGAGGTATGAAATCGTTTGGTGGAAACAAAGAAACATCTTGGCAAGAATTAATGAAGGGTTCAACTGGTTCAACGGGTAATTTGGGATATGCTTCGGAAATATATAAATCAAAATATGATTATCATGGATATGGTTTTAATTCGGTCGGGTGTCCAGAATATAATAGTATGCCTACATCACCAAGTATTGCAAAGCCAGATGCATATTATATTGTAGTATCAATGCACCACGCTGGGGTTACTGGCGATAGAGAACTAGTAAATCCGAATGATGTGTATGGTGCAACTGGTACTTTCTTCTGGGGAAATCGTGGAAGTGCATGGGGTCCATTGTATGACCAAAGAAGTGGAAAATATAACGACATAAGTGAAGAATATAAAGATAAGTTTAGAATATCTGAAGGTTATTGGTATAATGAAAATAATGGAGATATGTCAAAAGGAGTTCTTGGAGAAAATACATTTAGTTCATGTAGAAAAGCAAGAAAAATCGGCAACGGGGCAATAGAAAAACTAAAAACAAAATCAATACACTCTGCACATGGACTATGGCATAGAAATTGGGGAATGTATAATACTACTAGAATCATTAGTGCCGATAATGCTTTGTATAAAGATTACAGTGACGGTGATGGTGCTTATAAAGGTAAGGATTTTGGTCCAGGATTGACTGCTGGATATGTTTCTGCATTCAGGGCGGCAAGACTATTTGATGATTACCTAATATCTGCAACGGGTTCAACTGGTCCTATTAATAATAGAGTTTCCAGTTGGTATATTCCAAGTCACGATGAAATGGCATTCATTGCATCAAATTGTGTTGGGGATTATGAAGGATTTAATTTAAATTCTAAACTACTTGAAGAAGATGGTGTTCCGTTAGAAGGTTGGCATTGGACATCTACTGGTGCGTTCAATGAAGTTAAAGGAATGACTTTGGGAATCGGTGAAGGTATCATTAATCCAGTCAATGCGACTGGACCAGCAGGACTCACCGCAGACCCTGGAACACTTGCATGGGCAATGAAATTCGATGTTAATGGAATTCCAAAGAACTTTCAAGTTGGCAAAAAGAACAGAACTCACAATAAATATAAAGTAAGACCTATTCGTCTAATTCGTTGCGATGGAAGATTTGCAGGGGGTGAAGAGGAAAATTACAAACTATGGAAACTACCAAATGTTCTTCGGGATGAAGACAAAGGAATAAATCAAAGGTACTAGATGGCAATACACGGAAGCAGTAGAATAAAAGATTTAACTGGTGTCAGTTCAATAACTGGTCCTACTGGTGCTACTGGTGCGATTGGACCCACTGGTGCGACTGGAATAACTGGTCCTCAGGGGAATACTGGATTTACTGGTCATGGAATTACATTTGCTTACGGTACAAGTACTGGACCTGCTGGTGATATGTCTGAAAACCAAATCATATTCCAATTAGCAGGTTTTAGGGGCGGAACATACGGGTGGGAAACTTGGTCGGGTGGTTCGGAGGGAGGACTAACATTAGGAGTTACTGGTGTTCGTGGTGGAACAGGTGATAGAGTAAGTGAAAACTTCATAATTTGGAACACCATAGGAAGAGGCGGAATTACCTTTGCCCCATCTGGTTATGGTGAACTATTTAAAGAACGAGATGGTTTAACAGCACATTTTAGAAACTTAACCATATCTGGTAGAGATATTTCCGTAAACGGTGATAATGGATATATGATTATGCTTGGTGGTTTAACATATGATTTCGGCCGAATGGGAATAACAGGAGAACTCTTATACATTAACCCAGAACTTGGTGGATTGTCTGCACAAGGCGCTCCCAATACATTTTGGAGTGGCGACCAATTAACTGCAAAAATATTATCACACAAAGAATCATATAACAAAGGCACAAGCCAAAATGGTAACCTAACACAAAGTGATGATAATAAAGCAGGTGACCCGACAAATACATCAGCAGTTGTAAGTACATCAAACATTGATGGAACTGCTGTTACCTTTAGCAGTATATTTGCAGACCAATTTAATGGTGAAGGTGGAACAGCAGTTGCAAGTGGTATTCACATGGGTGGCGGTGCGGCAGGAACAATTCACAAATTTGCTGGAGTTACATTTGATTCTAAGTTTTCTGTGGACGATGTTGCTATAGGTTCTTGTTGCTATTGTGCGGATGGTATGGATAGGCCAGACCATAGAGATTGTGTTGATTATGTAACTAAAAACTATTGTGATGGAATTGGTGGGAACTTCTCTTTTGATGTTTGTTTACATAGGTCGGAAGGACCAAATTGCTTCTCAGAAGGTTCTTGTTGTGTTAATGGGAAGTGTGTTTCAACCAGTGAAGAGAAATGTCAGCAATTTGGTGGTTTCTTTGTTTCTGATATAGATTGTGATTATATATCTGAAGAATTGGGTGGTTGTCCAAGTCCTTGTGCAGAAAGAGGTGCTTGCTGTATAAACAATGAATGTTTTGAACTTACCGAACATGAATGTTCTTTTTATCCAAACGGTGTATTCTTTAATGAAAGTTGTGGTGAAGTTAATTGTTGTAAAGAAGGACAATTTGGTGCGTGTTGCATTGATGAAAAATGTTACCATACAACAGCAGAACTGTGCGGTCAATTAAGAACTGATGATGGTACTGGACCATCTACTGGTATATTCTGGGGAGTTGGTTCAAAGTGTGCGGGACTACAAATGGCTGACCCAAATGAGGGTTATACGGATAATTGGTATTTGCCATTTAACTGTATCGATAAAGACGGTGTGATGCATGGGCAATTGAATCCAGAAACTGGCCTGTGTTCTGATGACACACCACCACCTTGCAGTGGATGCAATGGTTGGAGTCAGATGATGGAAGGTGAAGTGGACCTTGGCGATGAAACAACATATTGCCTTGCTGATACAATCGATTGTCAATGTGGACCGTATGAGGATAATGAATATAGATGCGTTGACAGCGACTCTTGTGGAACATTGTGGTTAATAAACGGTGAATGTTGGGAGTGCTGTAGAAATCAACCAGAAGATTATGAAGTTATGGGTTCATGTTGTGTAGAGGATGTTGAGTTTGGTTGGATGTGTATCACTTCATCAAGAGAATCTTGTGATATTGCTAATGGTTTCTTTAGTATTGGTTCTTGCAATGATGTAAATTGTAGTAGTGGTTCATGTTGTTCTGATTTCACATGTTCGATGGGTACTCCTGTTGATTGTAGTATGTTGGGTGGTTACTGGCAAGGATTGGATTGTAACCAAACAGATTGTTCTGGTTCTGCATTTAAAGATTATGATATATTAGAATCAGTAGTAGAACCAGAGGCGGTCATTGGTATATCAGTGAAAGATAAAAAGGATAACAGGATTCGTAGATTGGCAAGAGAACAATATAATGTTGTATTAAAATCTAAAGAAGTAGAAGAATCTGTGCCAAGAAATCAATGTCCACCTTCTGCGAACATTCCTTCTTGTATTGAACCTAACATTGTGGTTGCAGAAGGAAGTAGTAACCAATGGACTATAGAAGTAGGAAGTGGTGAATGTTCTTGTTGTTGCCCTGGTGTTTGCTGGAGTGGTGCATTAGGAGATGGTGGTATTGCCGAAGACTGTTCTTCTTTTGGACAATATTGTGAACCAGTAGCAGATTGCTTTAGTGGAAACTGTAAACCTAATTCTTCTTCTACATCCCATGAAATATCATCCTTACCAACAGATGTCAAACCAATATGTACGAATTCACAATGGGAAACAAACACACTTGGATGCACTCCATACATGGACACTTCTGACCCAAGAAATCCAATTTGGATGACATGTTCTTGTTGTTGTAAAAACGGAAGATGTTTACAATACGAAGAGCCTATTCCTTGTTCAGATTGCGAAGCATTAGGAACAAATAGTGATTGTATTTGTGTTAATGGGTGTGACAAGTGTTTTAATTGATATAGATACTATAGCATAAACTATAAGGATGATTTTATAAATGCCAGTAATCGGAAGCAGTTTAATAACACCACCACAAACGGCTCAAGGTCCTAAAGGAAATACAGGTCTTGCTGGGATTACTGGGCCTGCAGGCGATTCTGGTGCGAGGGGTGTTACGGGAACGACTGGCGCAACAGGAACTTTTGTTGTTTCTGGTTATCCTTCACCTTCCACCAGAGATTTGATACTCGTTTTATCAGATGGTAGAGAAATTACCATAGAAAATATTGCAGGCCCAACTGGTTCGGTAGGATATGCAGACGGACTCACAGGCACTGATGGTGTCAATCCTTATGATATAGTTAAAGCAACAACAGATGGTATCACTTTCTGGTTTAAAGGATTATCTGCTGAAGGAACACTTCAGGTATATGAAACTAGTGATACGGTAGGAATTAGTGGTGATGTTGGATACCAAAGAGGTGCAACTGCCCCATCTGTTCAAGGTGGTAGATATGCCTACCTAGAAAGAATGATTGGTGGTGCAAATGCTTTTGCAGGATTTACATATGCCGGTGCAACAGGTTCTGAATTGACTTCAAGTGAGGCCGGTTTAATGCCGCTTGGTAAAGGGGTTGAATCGACAGCGCCGAGATACTCATACGACCCAGAAGAAATTATTATACCAATTGGTCCTATGGAATTAAATAATCCATCGGGTGAAGTAAAATGGTATGGACTCACTGGCAGCGATTATGCTGACAATCCTTGGGGCGATACTGCCGGAAACGGTGTCGGTATTCAACTTCCTGTAACAAGAGGAAGTGTGTATGATGTAGAAACACCTATTGGAATTCGTGGATTTACTGGTGATTTTGCATCGAATGAAGTTTTCAGTTTCACCATGCACCTTAAAGGAAATGATATTTGGGATTGGCCGGATAATGTTTACTTTGATAGCAATGATTTATATTTCTCTTGTGGTTATGATATAATTAACTTTTTAACTGATGATGGTGGTGTATCATGGAAAGCAAATGTTGCGGTTCGTGGATATGGTACTAGTGAATGTCAAAGTGTTCATGGTTTAGGTTCTTGTTGTTATACAGATGAAGAAAATGAATTAAATTGTCGTGACTATATGACAGAATCTGAATGTCACGAACTTGATAGTCCTTTCCCTGATGGGGAACATGGATATTGGGGACCGTTCTCTACTTGTGCAGAAAATTGCGGAATGACCGCAGAAGGTGTTTGTTGCAGTGAAGGTGGTGAATGGGGCAACTTTGGTGGAAGTACAAGAATATGTTTGGATGGTGTTGGTGCGACAGAGTGTGATTATTTTGGTGGCACTTTCTGGACACATTATTATTATACAAAAGACGAATGGGGAAGAACAGTTCCTCTAGAAAATCCTCTTTTGATAGAATGTTTTGGCGAAGAAGAAGAAGAATTAGTAAATGGTATGCTGGGTTCTTGCTGTGTACCGTTTGATGGTGGCGATGGTGGTGATGGTGGTGATTCAGATTCTGATAGTGATTCAGATTCTGATAGTGATTCAGATTCAGATAGTGATTCTGATAGTGATTCAGATTCTGATAGTGATTCAGATTCAGATAGTGATTCTGATAGTGATTCAGATTCAGA